CCGCTGGCTTGTACTTAAAGTCAGGGTTGTAGACGCTTGGCGTGTCATCGCGTTTCTTTTGCTTCTTTGCTGGCATGTCATCAGCTAGCTTCAGTTTCGTTTGCATTGTTTCCCTCCAATTGATCTCGTAGCATAGGTATAAAGTCATCCAATAAAAGACATACGCGCCAGGGCTGGCCGTTGCGCCGGTAGACTACCACCGGCACCTCGTTCGGCTGCGCACACGCCTCCACCTGTTGCGACCAAGCATCAATCTGCAACCGCTCCTGCCGCTTAACCTCAAGCCTGAAGTGCTGGATCGTGATGTCATCAGCACCATCTCTGGCCTGCCCCAGGTTGCGCTTGACCACAAACCCGAGCTCGTCAGTCAGTAGCTTCGCCAGCTCACGCTCGCCTGCAGCACCCTTGTTCCGCTTGCCGCGACCGTTCATGCGCCACCTAGCAGCTTATTCAGCCGATCCTGCGTGGTCTGGTAGCGCTTGCCGTAGGCTTCCAGTATCAGCTCTTCCAGGATCGACACCCTGGTGCGACGCTGCTCTGTAGCCGCCTGGTCTAGCAGCTGCCGCACTTCTGGCCGCATACGCATTAAAAACATCTTGCCCTGTTTCATAACTCCCCCTTGTATATCGCCCGAATATAATTCCAAGACCGTAACGCCGTCAACGCTTGCCAATTTGACAGCGCCTAAAATTATTTTGGTTTGGGGTGTTGACATATCTCGCCGATATATGAGAGTCTCTGTCTACGGTCACTCAAGACCGCAACGCCACCGAGATACAGGAGCGCAAAACATGAGCAAGTATGTAGCTTACTTCCGAGTTTCCACTGAGCGCCAGGGCCAATCCGGCCTCGGCCTCGAAGCCCAGCAGGCAGCAGTCAAAGCCTACGCTGACGGCATCATCCATTCATTCACTGAGATCGAATCAGGCAAGCACGATGACCGGCCACAGCTGGCCGCTGCCATCGCCATGTGCAAAGCCACTGGCGCAGCGTTGCTGATTGCCAAGATCGACCGACTCAGCCGCCAGGCAGCATTCTTGCTGACCCTGCGTGACTCAGGCGTGCAGATCGTTGCAGCCGACATGCCGCACGCCGGTACGCTTGAGTTCGGCATTCGCGCTGTGGTTGCCCAGCATGAGCGCGAAGAGATCAGCCGCCGCACCAAGGCAGCACTGCAGGCAGCGAAGGCTCGCGGTGTCAAACTCGGTAACCCAAACCCGCAGGCAGCAGCAGAAGCCGGTGCAGCAGCTGGCCGCGCCAACGCTGACGCATTTGCAGCTCGCATGATGCCCATCATCGCCGACCTGCAGCGTGCCGGCATCACCAGCCTGCGCTCCATCGCAGCAGCACTGACAGCCCGCGGCGTGCATACCGCTCGCGGTGGCCGTACCTGGGGCGCTGCCCAAGTTTCCAACCTGATTCAGCGGGGTGCAGCATGAACGACGATTTCTTTAACGGCTTCCTGTTCGGGATCTTTGTTGTCATGGCCATGTTCTTTGTGGCGGGTGTCATATGATCACCGGCCAGATCTTGCGCGATGCCCAGCTGGCACTGTTCGAGCAACGCGACAGTGACTTCCTGGCCCAATGCCGAGACATTGCAGCTCAGATCTGCAGGCAGCAGGGCTCGGTATCCATCAACGATGTGCGAGCTGCCATCAACCTGCCTGCGGAGCTGCACCCATCAGTTTTGGGTGCTGTTTTCCGGGGTAAAAAATTCACAGCAATCGGCTACACAGAAGCCGCTCACAAAGCCGCCCACGCTCGCGTGGTGCGTGTCTATAAACTAACGGAGGAAACATGTCAGGCAAACTAACACCGGACTACATGATGAGCGCCAGCCGCCTGCCAGCGCTGCTCGGGTTGTCGCGGTATCAGACACCCAACGACGAACTACAGTACAGCATCAACGCCAGCAAGGGTCTGCCACGCGAAGATAAACAGAACGAAGCGATGGCTTGGGGCGACCGCATCGAGCGCCTGATCCTGCAAGAAACAGCCAAGCGCCTCGAGCTGCTCGAGCTCTCGACCGAGTTTGATTCGGCCTTTTTCCATAAGACGCTGCCGCTGGCCTGCAGCCTGGACGGATGGGCGCATGGCCGTGGCCAGAAGATCCGCACCGATATGGACGCAGGCATTATCGTGGTCGGCCAGGATGAGATCATGCTTGACGGCTATGGCGTGCTTGAGGCCAAGCTAACCGCAGTGTCGCCCGAGGAAATGCCTGCACTGTACCGTGGCCCTGTGCAGCTGCAAGCACAAATGGACATCATGCAGGCACGTTGGGGTGCGGTGGCCGTGCTGTACCAGGGAACCGTGCTGCGGATCTTTCTGTTTGAGCCACACAAGCAAACACTGGAAACAATCAAGACTGCGGTGCTGGAGTTCCAGGACAAGCTGGAGCGGTTCCGCGCTGACGGCACGATTGATTACTACCCGCCAGCAACCAGCGAGGACGCTGATCGGTTGTGGCCAGCAGCTGAAGATAAGGTCGTACAGCTGGACACCGAGGCTGAATTACTGGCCGAAAAAATTGCAACAGCAAAAGCCACAATTACCAAGGCCGCAAAGGATTGCGCGGATGCAGAAAAGGATCTGAAAGCATTGCTTGGCACCGCCAGCAAAGGCATTGCAGGCCGGTTTGAGATCCGCTGGCCGATGCGTAATTACCAGGCGCAACCAGAGAAGGTCGTGCCGGCGAAGGACGCATACAGCATTCGTCAATCAACCCTATCAATCAAAGAGGCACTATGACCAAGATCGAAGAGGCGCACGCCAGAGCTGTGGTTGCGCTGTTAAACACGATACCCAAATGCAGCGAGGAAGAGGCCGAGGAAATCGTCGAGTCCTTCACCGCGCTTGTGCTGTACACCATCGAAGCATTTCTACCAGGAGACAACAATGACCAATCTCGTTACAACTAGCAGGAAGAAGCCCGGGCCTAAGGCATCGATTGAAAAAACCGTGCAACGGTTTTGGTCAAAGGTGGATCAGTCAACTGGAAGGTATGGTTGCTGGATGTGGCAAGGGTTCTTGTCGGAAAAGGGCTATGGCAAATTTAATTTTTTTGGCAAAAACAAGCGAGCCCATCGAATCGCTTTTGAGCTTGAGTTCGGATTTATTCCAGAAGGTTTGCTGATCTGCCACATCTGTGACAACCCTGCGTGCTGCAATCCTTGGCACCTTGTCGCGGCCACAGCGAAGCAGAACACCGAGGACATGATTTACAAAGGCAGAGCGAATTTCTACAACAACCTTCCAAATCTTAGGGGGAAGCAATGACAGCACTAACCACCACGAACAATCAATTTGCACCGGCAACCATTGACGAAGCGATGCGCTTGTCTGAGATGCTTTCGAAGTCTTCGATGGTTCCCCGCGCTTACCAAGGCAAACCGGAAGACATCCTTGTTGCTACCATCTGGGGCAGAGAGATGGGGCTTGCTACTCTTCAGGCATTGCAGAACATTGCAGTCATCAACGGCAAGCCCTCAGTCTATGGTGATGCCATGATGGCGCTGGTTCAAGCCAGCCCACATTGCGAAGACATCGAAGAGTATTTCGAGGACGAAGGCACGCCCAATCCGGTGGCCGTGTGCGTGGCCAAGCGCAAGGGTCGCAAGCCGGTGGTGGCCAAGTTCAGTGTCGAGGATGCCAAGCGAGCTGGCCTATGGGGAAAGCAAGGGCCGTGGCAGGCGTACCCAAAGCGCATGATGCAGATGCGAGCTCGCGGGTTTGCGCTGCGTGATGCGTTTCCTGATGCGCTGAAGGGGCTGATCACAGTCGAGGAGGCGCAAGACTTCCCGCCAGAGGCCAAGCCACAGCCAGCCAAGAATATCACGCCGCTGCCATCTAACCCGCTGGATCGGATCGCACCACCACCGCCACCGATAGATGAGTATGTGCCGGATCTGGAGGAAGCCGTTGTTGTAGCGCCAGGGCCAGCAGGTGAGTTTCAGTTGATGGTGCCAGGCAAGGACGGTGGCGAGCCGGTGGTCAAGTCTACGCACGCCACGCAGCTGGATTGGTCTGCAGCCTATGAAGAGCTGGCCGACAAGACTATGTCAGCAGGCAGAGCAAGTGAGCGCGACCGGATGACAGCGCTAAAAAATTTCAAGGAAGCGAACCAGGTGCTGTTTAAAAAGATGGAGCCTGGTGCCATGCTGCAGCACTCACAGGCTTACCAGAAGCGGCTGCGAATGCTGGGCGCTGAGATGAATAAGGAAAAAAATCCCGACTGATAGCCGGGAAAACCCGCTGGTACTTTGGTTAGCGCAGGAGGGGCGCAGTATCAGCGGGGGGTGTTCCTCACTGCTTCGTACTGACGGATGCAGGTGTCGAGGGCTGATTGGAGCCTTGCTGCGTCGGCGGCGTACCTTGCAAGAAACTCTCCATTTGCCCGATCCAGTTCCGCTCCACTCGCTCCACTGCAAGATTTGGCGGTATCGGACACGGCACCTGCCGGGGTGGCGGGGCGCTCGGGGCGCTTGCGCAGGCTGTCAATGAGCCGGTCAGAGCGAGCGTTAATATCTTTGATCTGTTCATACGATTCCTCTCTCAGCTTGTCAGCCTGGGCCTGTAACTGCTGCTCTTTCTCGCGTGCAGCTGCTTGCGCCTTCGCATACTCTTCTGCCAGCTTGGCCCGCTCCTGATCCCACTGCGCCTGTACCTCGGCCTTACCTGCTGCCGAGCCTTTGACGTAGCCACCAGCGCCAGCCACTGCGATAGCTATGACAGCACCGGCAATCAAATAGGGATTCATTTTGATGGCGGCACTTTTGTGCCTTCCAATTTCTTATGAACCTTGATTGTCTTGCAAACTTCCTTCTTGGTCTTCGGATCTTCCCGGCAGACCTTCTTCATCTCGCCACCAGCGTGGACGTTGAATGCTAACAGCAAGCTAGCGGCCACGGTTGCGGCCATGCGGATCAGTAAAAAATAATTCATGGTTCCCCCTACAGTTCAGGTTGTGGTGCTGCTGGTGGTGCTGCTTTACCGTTAAAGCCTGCCGCCACGGGTGGTGGTGGGCTAGTCTCTAGTATAGGCTCGACGCGCTGATGCACTGGGGCCGGAGCCTTGGGTGCTGGTGGCTGCGGGTCAGTCCAATCGCTGGCCTTGCTAACACCAGGCGGTGGGTCAATCAGCTTGGCCACGCCGTCCTTGCCTTTGATGGCCAGCAGGGTTGCCAGCGCACCGAGGATGTACTTTGACATGTCCGACAGCAGCATAAAGAATTGTTTGTCAGCTGGCGCAATGGAGTTCATCGGCTGGGTCACGAACACCACCGAGTACATGGCCAGGCTCGACATCATCAACAGCACAGCACAGAAGGTCGTGCCGATGACTAGCTTGATGATCGAATCAATGTGGTCAGGAGTCCATTTCATTTCTGTTCCTCCGGCTTAAAGTCAGCAGCTGGCACCAGCTGGTCAGGGCAAGTGCCGGTCACCGCGCAGGTCGGTCTTTGGCACTCAGGCTTGTTCCAGTTCTTGTTGTCCTGGCACGGGTATCTGAATCTGTCTTCGCACCCAGCCAGCAGCAGCAGAATCAGCAGGTATCTCATTGCACCCCCAGCACATGCAGCGCGTGTTTGTAATGCTTGATCCGGTCGTTCAGCCCTATGACCCCGCCATTTATCCGCTTCGTCATACCGAGGATGTCATCAGCGTCGGCGAATTTGTTCAGACCATTGGTTTCCCAAAACCAGCAAGCAGACTGTGCAGCGCCCTCGAAGGTAGCCAGGTACTCAGGCACATCGTTGATGTCCATCTCGACCGAGTCAGCAAATGCCTGGTAGTTTGAGCGCCCGGTCAGCTGGATCAACCCGCGACCAATCCATTTTGCGGGATCAGATGACTGCTCGTCGCCGTTACCCATGCGGCCAGCGTAGATCCGATTAGCGATTGCAGCCTGCTTGTTCGGCCTGCTCGCGTAGTCCTTGGCCATCTCATCGGTGGGAAAGTATTTAGGGAACAACCTGCGCAGGGTTTCCCACTTGTAGTTGAGATTCTCTTTCAGCGCTGTGAAGTTGCCAGACTCATGTGCGCATTGGGCAATGAAGGATGCAATGCGCTGGGGTGTGTTGATGTCATAGTCCGGCAGCAGCTGCTCCAGTGCGTTGTGCCAATAGGACACATACTTATTCCCTGGGATCAGTTGCTTCAGTTGGCTCTCTGTAAGCATTGCCTTGCCTCCGCTCTTCCAGTATTTCACGCCTCAATTGTTTCATCTTCTTTACTTCATGCACCGCAGCCTGGGTGGCGAACCACATGTCGTAGTACATGAAAGCCAGGATCGGCATGACGATAAAGAACATCAGCACCACAGCCATGACCGTAGCAATCAGTGACCAAGGTACATTCTCATCGTCGCGCTTCTGACCACCAGAAGCATTATTCCCACCGCCCATAGAATCACGAACACGGTCGCCCCAACGTATACCAGACGCGCCTTGAGCCGATTTACCGCCTGCTTTCGTTGCCATCTAGCTGCCTGAATCTTTCTGGTTTCTATTGCCAGCGCATCTGCCTGCTCATTCTGAATGTCGTGCCATGCCTTCTCAAACCTTGACCACACAGACCCCAGCTCTGGTGGCGTGTTGTAGACCATCTGCTCTCGCACCTGCGCCAGCATCTCGTCCAGTTTAGACTCTAGCCGGATGCGCTCCAGCGCCCTGCGACCTAGCGACAGATCACCCTTGTAAACTTCTTTCGCTGCTGCTTCACTCTGCACATATATCTTTGCCAGCGCCTCGTACTGGTCAATAAAATTGCCAAGGTTTGACCAGATGTCATTCAGCACATCATCCGGCGCGGCCTTCGCCACTTCCTGCACACGCTTGACCTCTTCTTGAAACTGCTTTGTCTGCTCCTTACTCGGGCTGGCTATTCTGTTGTACTGCTCTCGCAGGTCTTTCAGTACGTCGCTGACATCCCCGCTGGTGCTTTTAATCTGCTTGTAAAGTTCGACACCTTTCTTGGCAAGATCGATTGCTGTGGTACAGGCCTTGTAAGCCGCAGCAATTGTGATCGGATCAAGCACAACATCAGAACAGGTGGAGCTGCTTCTTCATGCTGATGATCTCTTCACGCAAAGCATGGTTGTCTTCCTCGCACTTACGGTTCTGCTCTTCGACCGCAGCCAGCCGATCAGACAGGCGCGACACTTCCTCACGCAGCATCTGGATGACCTGCTGGGTAGCAGCGTCAGTCGTGCTGTTGATGCGGCCTTCGCGGTTGTCAGCCAGAACCTTGCGGTACATTGCATAGGCACCGGCCACAGCAGCGCCAGCGCCCACGCCAAGGTTAGTCAGCCAATCATTCACTTGGCACCTCTGGTTCTGTATCTGGTTCAGCAGGATCGACAACGATAGGCTCCGGCTCTGGCTCTGGCTCTGGTTCAGTTTCTGCTACCACCTCCGGCACCACCACAATCTCCGGCTCTGGGTCAGGCACCTCGGTGATGCCGATAGCCTGCTTCTCTTCCAGCGATGTTAGTCGCAGCCAGTTGGGAGGGTAGCTATTACCAGCAGCATCGCGGAATGGCGTGTCGAGTGGCAGCGATTGTCCGTTCAGTAGAAACATGGTTACCTCGCAAGAGCGTTTTTGAATGGGGTTGCGGCGAAGGCTGCGAAGATGTATGTGCCGCCGTTTACGTTGGGATCGCCAGCAGTTCGGATCTTAAATCCATTTGCAAGAATGTCAAAAGCAACCCCAGCCGCTTCTGCCGCTGAAGACTGTGCCTGTATATAGCTTTGCTCTGGATTGAATAGATCGCGAGCAGTGTCGTACATTACCCATGCACTAGCTGCGTCCGCACGTTTGAACATCACCCACCTCGGCCTAAACCCGCAGAACACAAAAGGCCCGTCAGCCGACCCGTTGCCTGTGTAGCTGCCGAAGCGAGAGAAGCCTGCGACTTCGGAGAATAGGTAGGCGACGTAGGTGGCATTCAGTGCATTACCATTACCCCCAGTACCAAGAGTAAACACCGATGACGTTGGGGAGGTGTTATTCCAATATATCGCGCTTGCTGCCTGCTGTGCCGCAATGTCGTTCAGCAGTAAAGAGGTCGTATTGCCAATGGCAGCGTGATAGACATTCCAGTTATTACCAGCTGCATCACGCCTTTTCACGATCATCATTCTCGGAGCAACACCAAGACTGTGATTGACTGTCAACCCAGCAACACCCGTGCCGGTATACGTCACAATGTCGAAGCCCTGCGTCGGGCCTTCTTTCCATGTCCAAGCAATATACGCATCGCCATTTGTGTTGGTCAGCGTGCCGTTGGCTTTTAGCGAAAAGCCGTCGCTATTCAAAGCGGTGATGCCAAACCCGCTATTCGCGCCAGTTTCCGCAGACGTTTCGTTTGAAGCAAGATAGGCGCTGCCGTTGGAATTGATACCGCGAACAGCATCAACCAGATAGTGCGACCAAGAATTGTTAGCGCCGTTGGTTCTGTCCTTGATCCAAACAAAATCGGGCTGGAAGCTCAAGCCAGAAATCGTTTGAGTAGAGCTGATGGAAGTGCCGTTACCTGTGTACCTCGTCGCATCAAAAAACTGATTGCCCTTCAGGATGGTCGGCGTTGGCAGGTTCAGCGTGTTTAGCGCACGGAAGCCGGTCGGCGGCGTGTAGGCGAAGGGGCGCTGGCCGAAGTTGGCGGCCATTGCTTCGTTTGTCCCTTGTACTCCGATCTTAGGCGCAAAGGTGATTGCTGTGTTGGTAGTGATGTTAATAACGCCTTGCGAAACGCCATTCTTAAAAAACTCAACAGTGCGTTGTGTTGAATCTAAATCGAATGCAACGCCGATAACATCGTTAGTTGTCCACGATGCGCCATAGTTTGTTGTCGCACCGTTGACATACCTCTGCCCATTAGACCAATATCCAGCCTCAGAAGCAGTGTTGCCGGGAGCGCCGTTGGTATCTGTAATGTCTCCGATCCCGATTATCGGATAGATGAAAGTTCCTTCGTTGAGAATACAAGTAGATTCAAAATACCATTTCCCAGAAGCAACACCCATCGTGGCAATCGCCATATACCCGCCAGCAGCACCGGGCGATGTTGTTCGAAGATTAGCTTCTGAAATAGTAGGGTTGAATGAACCGATTCTCAGAGGATTCAGCGTCGCATAATTCCCCCGCCCATTGCCGCCATCAGCCCACTGTGTCGGCACATCCAGCATCGAGTCATACGTCGCGCCAGCAGTCACGCTGATGTTGTTCGGCGTCCAGTTGTTGCCGTTGCCTGATCTGTCTGCGCCGATAGTCGTAGCAGTCGCCGCGCTGTTGTCGGAGAAGTTCAGGTAGAAGCCGTTAGTGCCGTATGTTCCTGTGTACTTAATAGGCGACCATACGCCAGTAATGTAGTTGGTCTGACCAAATGACGAAGGTGTCAGGGCTTGACCGTCGATAAAGTTGACTTCGGTTATGTAACCGTCATAGTAAAGCCCAATTCCGCTAGGCCAATTCCTGCGCCCGATGTCATGCGCTTGCGCTGCATTGACGCCGTAGTTTGCGTTCAAAGTAAAGCCAGCGCCGGTCAGCGTTTGCTGGACTCCGTTGAAGTAGATGCGGCAGCGATTGGCAGATGTTGCTTGTGTACTGTCAAACTGCACAACGACGTGATACCACGCGCTTGGGTCGCGAAACACCGCACTCGTGTAAACAACGTCAGCGGTGTATGAAGTTACAAAAAAAACGAAATTGCTATCAAACCCGAATTCCATCCAAGTTGTGTTTGATGTTCCATTATCAGACGAAAACAGAATCTGAGTTGATGCAGGAATTGATCCGCGCTTTACCCATCCACTCCATGTCCACGTTTTTTGATTACCTGCGCTTGCCGGTGTGCGCGTCAGATACGCCGATGCACTACCCCGCAGACGAACGCTGCGGCTTATCTGGTAGCCCTCCGGGGCAAGCAGCAGTGGGATAGCGTCAATCATTTAACGTCGCTCACAAGGCGAGCTGCGATGCGGCTGCTGCTCTCAACAAAGTAGACCAGCAGATCGACAGCGTTGGCAGTCGTGGTTAGCACCGGCGCTGCACCATTGCTAAATTTCCAGTTGCTGCCATAAGCCAGCGTCCTGCTGCCGGTGCCGTCCTGCACCACACGGATCACGCCGCTCTGACCGGCTACCACGTTGGTCGGGTTAGCCAGTGTGCGGTTGCCGCCGAGTGTTACTTGGTAGTGGTTATTCAAAGCGAAGTCAGGTGTGATGGTCGCGCCGTCTGTCAGCGTGGTGATCGATCCGCGCTGGGCGACTGTAAATGTTTGCACGGTATCTGTCCGCGCAACCAGCGGCCCGACCGTCAGGGTCGGATTGCCAGCTACGCCATCGCCGTCGGTCACCGTGATCACATTGGTCGTGCCGGTGATGGTGCGAGCTGCGGCAGTGCTTGAGCTGGTGCGAGTAATTAGGCCGTTAGCAGACAGTCCTGAGATTGCCTGCAGTTCAGCATCATAAGCCTGGACATTAGTACCAATGGCGACACCAAGGTTTGTCCTG